AAACAATTCAGTTATAACTCTTAAAGGAGCAGATAATGAACAATCATTGCGTGGAGTAGGCTTAAACTTTGTTGTGATGGACGAATTTCAAGACATTAAACCCAGTGCATGGTATGAAGTCATTAGACCTACATTATCAGATACATTAGGCCACGCTTTATTTACTGGAACACCAAAAGGATTTAACTTTGCTTATGATTTGTATTCTAAGCAAGACCCAGAATGGCAATCATTTAAGTTTACCACAATAGAAGGAGGGCAAGTAAGCCAAGAAGAAATAGAACAAGCTAAAAATGATCTAGATGAACGAACATTTCAACAGGAATATCTAGCTACTTTTGTCAATTATGCTGGTATAATTTACTATAACTTTGATAGGAATACGCATATCATAGATCATTATGAGAGAGATTCTAAGGTCATTCATATTGGTATGGATTTTAATATTGATCCTATGGTTTGTGTTGTAGCTCAACAACGTCAAAATGATTTAGTTATTGATGATGAAATACAGATATGGAGTTCTAATACTTCAGAAATGATTAATGAAATTAAATCAAGATATCAAGATTATAGAATATTTGTTTATCCAGACCCAGCGTCAAGACAACGTAAGACTTCTGCTGGAGGAATGACAGATTTATCTTTACTACGCAACGCTGGTTTTGAAGTTAAAGCAAGATCACAACACCCATTAGTCAGAGATAGAATTAACGCTGTAAACTCCAAGTTAAAAAATGCCAATAATGTGTCAAGTCTATTTATAACAAAATCTTGTAAAAACTTAATTAAGAGTTTAGAAAGACAGATATACAAAGAGGGAACAAGTGTTCCAGATAAAGATAGTGGCTATGACCATTTTAACGATGCATTAGGCTATCTTGTAGAGTATATGTTTCCTTTGCGTAGAGAGTTTAAACCAAGCGAACCAACTAGGTGGAGTTAGATGGCGAATTATAGTAGAGAATTTTTAACAGCAAAACATTCGGATTATGAAGATAATCTAAAGCATTGGAATTTTCACTATAGATCATATTTAGGTGGTGATGATTTTTCTAATGGATATTTTTTAAACCGATATATTCTAGAACAAGATGATGAATACATAAAGCGTATTGACTTTACACCACTAGACAATCATTGCCGCAATGTAGTACAAATTTATTCAAGTTTTTTATTTAGAGTTCCTCCTAGCAGAGATTATGGCTCTATGACAGGTGATCCTCAATTAGAGTCATTTCTGCAAGATGCTGATTTAGACGGAAGGTCTTTTCATAACGTTATTAAAGATATGCAACAACACGCATCTGTTTATGGTTCTTGTTGGGCTATTATAGATAAACCAGCTACCATAGCAAAAACTAGAGCCGAAGAATTATCTCAAGATATCAGACCATATATCTCAATCTACACTCCAGAGAATGTGACGAACTGGAAATATGAAAGATTATCTAATGGAAGATTTTATTTAACTTCATTAACTATTATTGAAGATATAAACGAGGAAGAAGCAATCGTTAAAGTTTGGACTCCAGAGGATATTACTACTTACCGAGTAGATGAATACATGAAACATTATGCTAGTTCTAAACCTGTAAAGATTGATGAACAGCCAAATGCTTTAGGAGAAATACCAGCAGTTATTTTATACAATCAAAAGTCTATGCGTAGAGCAATAGGTATTAGTGACTTATCTGATGTTGCAGAATTACAACAGTCTATTTACAACGATTATTCAGAGATTGAACAGTTAATTAGATTATCTAACCACCCTAGCTTAGTTAAAACACCTAACGTTGAGGCAAGTGCTGGTGCTGGTTCTATCATAGAAATGCCAGAAGATATGGACGCTAATTTAAAACCTTATATTATTCAACCTAGTTCACAGTCCTTAGATAGCATAATGAAAGTAGTTCAAATGAAAGTTAATGCGATTGATCGTATAACTCATATGGGTTCTGTTAGAGGTACAGAAAAAACAATTAATTCTGGGATAGCTTTACAAACAGAGTTCCAATTACTTAATGCTAGATTATCAGAGAAAGCAGATTTATTAGAAAATACTGAAGAACAAATATGGTCATTCTTTGCTAAATGGCAAAATAAAGTATTTGATGGTCAAATAGATTATCCAGATACTTTTGATTTAAGAGATTATGCAAGTGATTTACAATTCTTACAAACTGCTAAAGCTAGTGGTGTTAAATCAGAAACATTTATAAAAGAAATAGATAAACAAATCGCAAGAGCTGTCGTAGATGATGATGAAGCAATTAATTCAATAAATAGTGAAATAGACGCTAGTTCAAGTGCTATTGGTCAATTCTCAACAACATTACCTACTAACGACAATGGCGAAGAGGCGTAAATGAGTTTTGCAAATGTAAATCAAATGTTGTTTGGTGTATCTATACAACGAGGAGATATAAATAATTTTTCTGGTATTCAAAAATTTGGATACAATGGTTCTGTTGGAACATCTTTTGAAACAATCTGGGACGGTGGCGGAGATTATACTTTTATAACTTCTGCTGGAACTGCTACAGCAACAAGTTCAAATACAGGGGCAGATAATACAGGCACAGTTGAGATACAAGGACTAGATTCTAATTATGATCTAGCTACAGAAACATTAACTATTGGTGGATCTGCAAGTTCAACAAGTTTTATAAGAGTATTTAGAGCAAAGATGGTAAATGCTAATACAGGCGATGCGAATGTTGGAACAATTACTATAACAGTTTCATCAACAACAGTTGCACAAATTCAACCTACCTATGGTCAAACTTTAATGTCTGTTTATACAGTTCCTAGAAAGTACCAAGCGTATTTAGTACAAATGGATATTGGGAGTTCTAAAGATTTAGAAAATGAAATTATATTACGAATAAAAGAAATAGATAATGGTAATGCATGGAATACTAGATCATTTCTTACAACTAGAGGTGGCTTTGTAGAAAAGAATTTTGCAGTTCCAGAAATTATACAACCAAAAACTGATATTGAAATGAGAGCTAAATCAAATGCAACATCATCTATTAGTTCTGGCTTTGAATTAATATTAGAAAAGATAGATCAATCATAGTGGCTAAATATCAAGGCAGAACTGTAAAGTTAAGTAAGCCATTTCGTACTTCTGGCGAAAGAAAAAAGTTTGCTGTCTATGTTAAAGATAGATCTACAGGTAATGTAAAGAAGGTTAGATTTGGCGATCCTAAAATGTCTATTAAAAAGTCTAACCCAGCTAGACAAAGAAGTTTCTTAGCAAGACATGGGGCTATTCTCAAGAAGGTGCGAGGACAAAAAACCTTAGCCCCTGTCTATTGGGCCATTAAATCATGGAGAAAAGGTTTTAATGTATAATGTCAAGAAATCCATTCCTAGAACGTTTAGCTGATCAGCACGAAGCACAAATAAGAAGCACATTAAATAATCTAGAAGCTGATATTATTTCTCAAATAGGTAAAGTCACAGATGATAGTGGAGTTTTAACTACCAAAATATCAATAGAACTACGCAACGATATTAGACGTTATATGGAACAATACAGAATACAAGCTGACACCCTTGTCAGAGATTATGACCAAATTGTGAATAGCTTTATGGAGGAGTTTGGCGAATTAAATATTCCAGATAAGTTTAAATCATTAACAGAGGCAGATTTAATCACAATCAATCAATTAAAGTTTCAATCCTTTTCTGGTTTTGAAGATATAGCCAATAGATATCTCACAGAAATAAATGCTAATGTTTATCAAAATGCTATAGCTGGGAAACCATTCAATGAGATGGTTAAAGATATTAGGGGGTTAATTACTGGAGATGTTGATAGACGTGGAAGGTCTATGTCTGGATATGCCTCACAGATTGCTCACGATAGTGTTATGCAATTTGATGGTCAGTTCACAGTATACAAAGCAAAAGAGGCTGGATTAGATAAATATAAATATACTGGAACATTAGTTAGAGATAGCCGAGATCATTGTAGGCTTCATATAGGCAAAACATATACGGAGGAAAGAATTAGAGAAATATGGACAGGGAATTGGGCTGGTAAATCTGAAGGCGACCCATTTATTGTTAGAGGTGGTTATCGTTGCAGACATACTTGGTTGCCTATTGTTGAGATAAAAGAAGATATTATTCCAGATGAAGAACAAACACCAACAGGTATATTTGGAGAAGTATCTAATGCTGAGAAAGATTTATTAAAACAAGCATTTGGAAATAAAGTTACACCTATCTCAAAAGTAATTGCGATTTTACCTCCTTTGAAAAAATTTCAAAAAGAAAGCGGAGGTTTTTATAGATCAAGTGATGATTTATTAAATATGGGTAATAATGGAATTGATGAAATTGATAATTTAAGAACATTTATTCATGAATACGGACATAGAATAGACAGACAATTAGGTGCAGTTTATTTGAAAAATAAAGAAAGTATACTTAATAAATATGGAAAAAATACTTCTGAAAAAGTTATTAATAGAAATTTACAAAGTATTTCACATTTACAAGTTCAATCTTTAATAGATGATACAAAAACTATAACTAAAGATTTAAAAAAAAGAAGAGAATTATTCTATGATGATTTTCAAAAAGCAAGAATTGAATCCCCTAGCATTCTTAAAAAAATTGAAAGAGAAGAATATTATAAAAAACTAAACAATGAATTAAATGTCATTTTATCTACTGATGAAATAAAAAAATATTTAAAATATAATTTAAGAACATCTGGAGAAGAACAAATTTACCGATTTAAACTTAAATTAAAACATAAAATTTTTGAAAGTGAAAATGGAGATTATGATTTGCAATTTTCAAGAGGATTTAATGATTATGTTGGATCAATTACTAAAAATACTATGGGGGGCGGACACAGTAAATATTATTATAACAAATCGCCTATTATTGTAAGAGATGGTGCAAAAAAATATACTCACAGACAAACATTAGAGGCATTTGCTAATTATACGCAAATGTCTTTTGATCTAAACAAAGTTACCCCAGTAATGAATATGAATGTTAGAGAAATAGAAAGGAAACTTATGCAATACTATGCACAAAATACAACTAATTCATTTGATGATTTTATAAAGGAGTTTAATAAATTATGATTGAAAAATTATTAAAAGTATATGGAGAATATAAAAAAAAATATGATGATTTTCCAATAGTAACAATTAATTTATCTGAAGAAGATCAAGAGGCTTTAGCAGATTTTGTTCAAGTTGTTTTACAAGAAAATAGACAAATAACTGAAAAAGAAATACAAGAGTTTAATGATATTAGTGAAGATATTGATATTTAAAAAAAGGAGTAAATAATGGCTGAAGAGCAAAAAACTGAAACTATTGAAGAAACAACACCAGTAGAACAAGCTACTGAACAAAAAGAAGAAGAAAAAACATTTAATTTAAAACAAAATGATTTGGAGAGAATAATTCAAAAAAGAATAGCTCAAGAAAGATCAGCACTAGAAAAAAAGTATTCTGGTATTGATCCAGAAGAAGCTAGGAAATTAAAACAAGAAAAAGAAGAACAAGAAGTTGAACGTAAAAAACAACGTGGAGAATTTGAAGATTTGTTAAAACAACAAGCAGATAAGTTCAATCAAGAGAAATCTCAAATGCAGAAACAACTGGAACAAATCAAAATCAACGATGCTCTAGTAAACTCCGCAGTTAAGAATAAAGCAATCAATCCAGAGCAAGTCACTAACCTTCTCAAAGGAAAAGTTAAACTAAATGATGATGGAAGAGTAGAAGTTCTTGCAGAAAATAATCAACCACGTTATAATTCCAAAGGCGAATTATTGAGTGTAGATGATTATGTTCAAGAGTTCATAACACAGAACCCTCACTTTCAAGCGGCAACTCCTTCTGGGAGTGGAAGTAAGGCGAATGTTGGTAAGGTTGACGCAAGACCGTTTAATATTGCAGATTTAGATATGAGTAAGGCTGAGGATAGAAAAGCGTATGCGGATTATCGCAAACAACGTGATTCTAAACCAGCTATAATTAACCAATAACCAAATAGGAGTCTAAAATGGCTAACGAAAGTACCAGTTCCACATTATCGGAACTATATACAGAAATCGTTGCTGAAGCTGAGTTCGTAATACAAGAGAAATCTTTAATGATGAACCTAGTAAAAAATTACACTATTGCTGGTGGTGGAAAATCTGTAGAAGTACCGATTTATTCTGCTATTGCGGCGGCGGCTGTAAGTGAAGCAACTGACTTATCAAACACTGCGGTTGATCCGTCAAGTGTTACAATAACTGCAAGTGAGGTTGGTGTAATGACTACATTAACTGATCTAGCGAGAAACTCTGCACCAAGAAATGTTGTAGCTGACATCGGAAGATTATTCGGTGAAGGTATTGCTAAAAAAATGGATCAAGATTTAATTGCTCTATTTGATGGTTTTTCAACTACTCTAGGTGATGGAACAGGAGCAATTTCTGCGGCTTCAATATTTAATGCGGCATCTACTTTAAGAGCGGCTGGATTACCGATTGACGAATGTGTAGCAGTATTGCACCCAAAAATTGCTTATGATTTAAAAGCTAACTTAACAAATACTTTTGCAAATCCAAATGCTGGTGACTTACAAAATGAAGCTATGAGAAATGGTTTCGTAGGAACACTTGCTG